GATAAATTAACTTGTATTTTGTGTGGAACTTGCATCATTTGTGGATCTTTTTCAATGTTAGTTTCATATGTTGTGTCTCCATCCATTAATGTGTAAGATACACTCTTCAATATAACAGGTTGTTGATTGAATAAGTCGCCTATTGTTATTCTCATCCATGGGGCAACTAAAGCAATATTATCATTGGTATATTCTGGTGCAGTGTATCCTGCAAGTGCATTTAATTTTCGCCATATGGGTTTAACTTCATCTCTGTCAGTTGCATACACAATAAAATCTACATTTAAATCTCTGTTATATCCACCATATTGGTAATTATCATCGCCACGACCAATTAATTTAAATGAACTCCAATTGGCACTAAAACTATCTCCTAGTGAAGTTATAATAGCTCTAAACACAATAATATCATCTTTAACGCTGTCGTCTTCTTGAGTTCCTGCATGAAGCTTAGGACCAGTAAAGAAAAACTTTATAAAATCTGCAGTCTTACCAACTGCATCACCAAATGGAACATCTAATCCAAATATTTTAGGTTTAGGCAACCAACGATATGCATCTTTTAAAGATCTTTGGCTGAAATCTATAACACTGACTTTATCACCACGAAATGGTGTTGCTTTAGATACTAAATTTCTAGTTGGTGCCCATGAGCCTGGATTCTGATTAAATATTGCAAATCCCGGTGTTCCTAATGGCGTTGATGGAATTATCGCTTTTATATCAACAGCACCACCTCTCCATTGTGTAGCTACATGACTTTGTGCTGTAAAATCACTTCTTAAAGCATATGGATTATCATGATCACCCATACCATATGTTGTTCCTACATTAAATAATGCATATGGGCCGAATGGTGTAATTGAAGCTGCACTATATGCTGCAGATCGAATTGAATTTTGAAATCCACCACCATTTGTTTTTTTAGTAAACACGGTTCTTGCGGCAGCTGCAGCACCATCTAAACGTTTAGTGAACAATGCTGCAGGATTGTCACCAAATTTTCTAGCTCTAAAATCCGGAAACTTTATTGCAGTTCCTATATTATTAGTAGCTTTTGTTGCACTTAATGACGCAACTGCATATGCTGATTTAACAGAATAAGTTCCATTTGCATCAATTAAACTTTGTCCTATTTGTCCTACTAGAGGTATGCCAGATAAACTACCAATTGCACCTACACCAAATCCGGTAAGTTTTTGTTTAATACCACCTGCAGTAATATTTGTTGTTTTAGCTTGAAGCGGCGACCAATTGGAAGCATTTGGATATGTAGTGTTAATTGGCATTATATTCTTTTCCTTCCGTTCATTGCAGTTTCACCCATTACATTACCACCGCCTGCTGTATTGCTAGCTATCATTCTCAATAAACTATTTGTTTCAGCCATTGATGTTACTGCACCTCCTGCAGCCATTTTTACTGGTGCATTGTTAATTTTATCTAATAATCCTCTATTTCTGCTTGTTGAAGCTGCATTGATAACATATTCTCCATCTGACAGTCGGGCTGGTATACTGTCTGATGTTCCGGTTCCTGGGCCTGATATATATCCTCCTGATGCTAATGCTTCCCCTTCTGTTTTTTTAAATGTTGTTCCTCTAATCAAGTCCCCACCTCCTGCAGTTACACCTTTTGCCACGCCTAATTGATCTGCAAATAGTTTAATGCTACCCAGAGTTTTTAAAAGTTCTGGAGATGACAATGATTTTTGTATATCCACTGCAAAACTCAATGTCCTGTTAATTTCAGCGTTAGCTTCTCTTACTGCTTTCGCTCCTCCACCATCTATTTGTCCATCCCCGGTTATTTTTTTATCTAAACTTGTTAATTTATCTGCAGCAATTGCGGCTGGTGTTCTGGTATCAGAAGACTTTATAATTTTTGCAATTTCATCTTTACTAACACCTTCTGCTTTTAATTGAGCTTGCAACACATCTAAATCACCTTGTGCATCTTGTACTAATTTTGTAACGCCTAAACGTTTAGTTAATTGCAATGTGCCTTTCATTTCCATTAACTTGGCAGCATCAATACCAAATATTTCTGATGCTTTTTTTCTTGCAAGGAAATTGTTATCTAATTCATCACCATGGTCTTCTAAATATTGTTGCATTAACTCAGCTTGTTTAACACCATTTCCTTGAAGTTGTGCTGTACGAAATGCATTGGTTAAACTTTTACCATCTTGAGTTAACATTCGTTTACCTGTTAATAGTTGGTATTCCATTTCTGCACCAACACTAGATTCAATGTTAAGCATTGTTTCACCAGATTTACTAAGATCCTCCATTGTTACACCTAATAGTCTAGCTTTCATTGTTGCTTGTTCTAATTGACCAGGTATCCGTCCAAACTGTGCTACAGTGTCTGCACCCATATCTGCAATGTCTTTGCTTATTTGTGTTATGACCTGTGTTTGATCCATTCCTAAAGCATCACTAAAAGTTGCTGCAACTTTGCCTATCATTCCTATACTTTCAGCACCAGTTCTTCCTAGATTTGCAGCATTTAATTCAAACTTTTGAGCTTGCTCGTCAGATAATTTAAGATTATTTTGCAAGAAAGTTTGAGTTTTTACAAGTTCAATTTTAAAATCTTTATCGGCTTTTGTAGACGTAATATACCCACCAGTAAGTTTTCCTAGAGATGCTGCATATTTAAGTAATTTTTCATCTCCTATACTTACATCTATGTCTCTTAATGATTTTGAAAAATTATATGCACCTGCAGAACTCATCCCAAAAGATTCATTTAAATCTTTATTAGCGTCAAATATGGCGCTGATACTATCGGCTGCTGTTTGTGCTGATTTAGAAAATGTATCAAATCCTTGTCTTGCTTGACCAACACCTGCACTTAATTTAGAAGTTTCATTTGAAGCTGCCGTAAGATTTTTGGTGTATTTTTCTAATGCCGGGACAAGTTTTGTGTCTAAAGCTTTTGTCGCTTCTTGTTGATCTTTAGCTAATTGTTTTGCTGCTTTATCTTGTCTTTTCTGTTCTGCGTCTGAAATTCTACCAATTCTCGGTTGCTGTTTTAATTGATGTATTAATATGTTTGATAGAGTTTTCAACAATCGTTTCTTTATTATAAATATTTATCAACTACATTTTGATTCCAGGTGAGTGTATTTTATTTTTAGACCGTTGTATTTGTTCTTTATGTTCATCTGCTTCGTCTTTTCTGATTTTGTTAATTCGACTTATCCACAGTTTTCTAATTCGAAGCGGCATAGTGTAAATATCTTCAAAACACCACCGACCTTCGCCAGCCCATAATAGATCAAACAATTGATTGTGAAAATGTATTTGATGTTCTGGTTTAAAACCAAAAAAGGTCTGCGTTAAATTGAAAGGTGGCATCGATAGTGTCTCCGTCTGCACCTATCACTTTTATATTATAATCAATACTTGGAGCTGTTTCAATAATATGCTTTTTAAATTTTCTACTATCAATAGCTTTAAAATCATATTTTAAATAATCTTCTATTTCTTGTGGTGCATCATTTCCGTTGACAGATTGTATAGATAATTTTAAAAATGAAGATGTTAATTTCTCTGAGTTTACCTGAAAGCTTTCATATGAACTTAAATATTTAAATTTAATTACATCATTGGTAATTGGAACTGTGTAATTAAAACAACCGTTTTCATCTGAAATTTCATCAAATACTTTATGTTTTAATTTTGATAAATCCATTTTACCAGTAGTTGGTTTATTTGTTTGTGGATTTGTTACTACTACATCATATTCTACACCATATCCTAATATTCTAGCAGATATTATCAACCATTCTTTATCTCCAGCTGTTAAATCATTGATATTAACGTCGGCAGTAATAATCAATGCTTCAAGAAGTTTATCAAATATAACACCTTCTTTGATATAACTACTATTAGATAGTATGTCTTCATCATATGCTGTCATATGACGCATTTCAACTTTACCAGATCTTAAAGCAGATGTTTCTGTATATACATTACCATTAGATGGTAAAGTTATTATATTTGCTGGAAATTTACTTGTTTGTTGTCGATTTTCGTATTGTTGTTTTGCTAATTCAACAATTTGTTTATTGTCTAAACGATCTGTAACTCTACTCATATGTTGTCCCTTCTTATAACTTTATTATAAATATGTATAAACATAAAAAATGGGTAGAAATTAATCTACCCACTTAAATAATTATAATTGTTATTTTTAGAAATTTAAGAATGCCCAATCGTAACGAAGACTTAAAGAAATTTCAACAACAGATTCTGCGGTCCAATCTAAACTACCAAAATTAGTACTAGTAATAAATGCACCTTTTAAAATCCATTCCTCAACCTTTTCTCCAAGTGGTGAAAGTGATGTCAATGTTATTTCTTTTTTATACATTGAAGAATATCCATCTCTACCAGTAGCAGATTCATGATGTAAACGTACCCAATCCATAACAGCTTGACCTGCACTAGGAACAATTGGATCATATAAAGTTATTTCTAAAGAATTCCATTTTGATTTACCTTTAACATATCTTTGCACATTAATGTGATCTAAAGTTATTTCACCATTTTCTAAACTAGGTTTATTAGACGATTTAATTAGATATGCAGGAATACCTTCAATTTCCATGATAAATTGATGTTGTTTTTTTGGTTCCCACGAATAAGCGTTTTGCCAAAAATTATTATCAATACCATAATCAGCAAAATCGGTTCCAGGATTTGCGGTGTTTAATCTGTCTTCTAATGCCATATTTTTATTCCTCGTATTTTAATATAAATATATCGAACAGTAAAAAAGGCAGAACCGAAATCCTGCCTTTTCTATATTTTTTTAATCCTATTCAGGAAATGCTGCACCCGTAGGTTGAATATTAAAGTCTAAGACAATAAACTCAGCCGTTCTAGTTGGTTGCAAAAATATCTGTCCGTACATGATATTTCTATCAATTACATCTGGAGTATTATTTGATTCATCCATTACTACACGGAATGCTGATAATCCTTGTTGTGCTCTTACTTGTTCTAAATAAGGATTTGCAATGCTTAAGAATCTTGTTCTTGTAGCCGATGTGTTTTGTTCGAATACTAAAAATTTTGTAGATGAAGCAATAAACTTCTTCACTGCAATAAGTAAACGACGAACATTAACACGATCTAATGCACTTGGGCGAGCTTGTAGTGTCTTTTGACCCCAAACACAAATTCCTTCATTAGGGAAGTTTGCTATAGGGTTAACACGGTTTTCATACAACTCATCTCTGTTTGCTTGAGTTAAGTTTTGATATGTTCCAATTGCAGTTGTTAATCCACCTCTAGTTAATCCTGCTGGGGCATACCATGGAGCAGTAACTGCATCATTAAATGCTAATACTCCTGGTAACACTACTGATGGTGGCACAAATATTGGTTTATTTTTTGAAACATCAATTATTCTTACCCATGGGTAATATGTTGCTGCATAATTGCTATCAATACTTGTTACTTGTTGAACCACGGTAGCAATATTATCTGTCAATGCATTGCTGTCCATAATATAAAATGCATCTTGTCGCTCTTCTACTAAGTTACGAGCTGCACTAGTTACTAATGGATGTATGCTATCAATAACACCTGGTGTAATCAACATGTTCATATCATAATAATCAGTGTTACCTAACAATTTAAATGCTTTATTATAAGACTTAGTTCCACCTGTACTTGTTGTGCTACAATCAAATCCAAATGTATTAGTAGATTTTATATTTGTTCCTGACAGTTTAGGTAAATTAGGACGAGCTCCATCAAATCCACCTTGCAATGGTACTATAAATCTTCTAGTAGTAAGAGCAATGTTAGCTGTAAATGTGTTAGCATTTAACACCGTAGTCAATGATCCACTATATGCAGTTGTGGCAGTTGGAAAATCAGCTTCAGCGTCTTGAAGTATATCTCCTAGATAAAAGTCTGCATTGCTACCAGTAGTACTTCCAGCTGTTGGGGTTGGTGATAAATAATTCAAGTTATTTAAATTATCAAAATTAAATCCAAAATAATTTTTACTGTTAAATGTAGTTTGAACTTGTGACGTTCTATTAGACGTAGCTGTAAGATTCAATGAACTACTATACATTGGTATTGGTGATGTCAATGCTTTGTAACCAAATGGTATTAATACTTCACTGTTTGTTTTTCCTGATACACCTGGATCTACTTCTACTCTAATAAATTTAGATAAATTTGGATAATCTCCATTTACAACTAATTCTCCGTCTGAACTTACTGTTTGGAATCTATCACCAATCACACGGGAAATATATCTAGGTGAATCTGGATCTAAATTTAAGTTAACAAATGCCTCTACTACATCAGGTGATGCATCTGTATCTTCTGAATCATATGGTGTATTAAAAAGATTATTTGTGTTTACTCGTCTTATTTCTATAGTAAATGTTCCATATCCATTTGGATCAGAAACTTCGCTAGCTAAACGCACATCTCTAATACCAATTTTAACTTCAGAACTAACCGATGTACCATGCGATAACGTGTGAATTTTAAAAAGATTTTTTGCAGTGCTACCAATTTTTTGTGAAGTGATAAATGGTGTATTTGCAGTTTTAAAATCTTGCACGAATGAATATGCTGCTGATTGTTCCAATGATATAGTTACATCACCTAAATTGTTAAATAATGTAGATGCATTTTTATCTTCATACTGAACATATACTGGATAATCCAATGATTTTGGAGATCTACCATATGTTTTAGTTATATAGGTATTATCCGTAGATACAATTGACGCAGATACAGAAGCACCATTTCCTGCTATGAATGCACTAAATCCTGGTACGGTAGAATCTGTAGCAAAAGTTCCTGAAACTTTAAGTTCGAATGATCCTGACGAATTGTTATTAATTAACGAATCTTCAAAATAATTTGCATTAACTACACTTCCTACACCTAATACTGCATCAGTTGGATGAAGAAGATGAGTTACTCTTTCTACAGAACCAGATTTTGCAACAACTGCTAGAGCTCCATTTGGAATAGAATAACCATCTTCATATAAAAGTCTAGTTACTGTTATTACATTTCCATTTCTTAAATAGTCATTGACTACAAATGGAACATATGACTCATCTGTATACGATCCGAATATAGATTCAAAATCTCCAAAAGATGTAATTTGGGTTGGTATTAATGCAGGACCTTTTACTGTTGATCCTACAATTGCAGCACCAATTTGTGCTACTCCGCCGGCTAAAAACGATTGATCTACCTCATTCGTAAATACACCTGGCGAAACTATTCTTTCTGCCATTGTGATTCTCCTATAATTATTTTCTTATAAATATGTATATGTATTGCCAAACCTATGACTCTGTAAACGTGCCTGCTTCAATATCTATTGATCCATCACCATAACGTTCTTTTAATTTTGTCATTAGATCTGTTTCACGCATACGAATAGTTTCAAATTTAGCTAATTCTTCATCATGTAATCTTGCAATTTCGTCTAACCTTGTTCCCAATGTAAATTGTTCAATTGAAAGATTTCCTATAAAATTTGCATTGTCTGCATATTGTTGACGCAATGATTGTATTTGTTCTAAATGCTCTTTGTCCAGTTTTCTTGTTGCCATATTTATAACCTTTCTTATATTATAATAAATTAGTTATTATTATCCAAATTATTTTAAGAATTTTTTAGTATATTTACTTCGGCAATTAATTCGTCTATCTTCGTTTGTAAAAAGACAACTGTTTCTTGTAATGGGTAGTTTAGTTCTTCCGCAGTTAGTATTTGTTCCGGATTCTTTAAAGATCCAGATGTTGCAAATTCTTGTGATGTTGTTCTTATGTCAGCCATGGTTATTTATTTTTATAATGGTTTTTTACAATAATGGACTATGTAATATATATTCCAAAGTAAGTTTTGTGAAGATCCATCAGCCATTTTTACTCTAGGCCATAACATTGCACCAGGAGCTAAGTCTACATTTATTGATTGAGTAATCAAGTAATTATTAAATTTAACTAGGGTTTGACCTACTTGAGTTGTTACTACTGTTCCACCATGCCTTTGTGTAATACCGGTTGTTCCTGTTTGATTTAATCTTTCATCTACATCTGCTGCTGATGAGTACCATAGTGAAGCTGAAAGATGATCGGAGGCATCAATAGTTGCATTTGTAGCTCCGCCAACGTATACGTCTATAGATTTTATACTAGCAGAGTAATTAGCTCCATGTGGTATTCTCCAACCAGTATTTATATTTGTTCGAGTTTGTACAATATTAGATGTTCCATCATATGCAGTTCCAAAATCTTTACCCCAAGTTGTAGCTCCAATTAGACCTGTTGTTGATGGTCCTTGCCAATTGGTATCATCATCTGTATCAGCTTGTACAGAAACTTCCCATTGATGGTATGTTCCGTCGTATACTTGTGACGCTGATATATTTCCTGAAGCAGATATGTGGCCTGTTACATCAATATGTCCTGATTTGACATTCATAACTTCGGCATTATCTGCGTCAAAATGTATTTCATTAGCAGTTTCAAAATCTATTTTAGTTTGTGCGTCTTCTCCTAAAACTAAGTCTTCTGCCAATACAGATGTTACCGTTGTTAATGAAGCATCTAAGTCATATTCTAAACTACCATCACCAACTGTAACAGTTAATCCATCTCCACCCGTAGGAACTGCTACTGCAGGACCATTTGTACCTCCGATTAATAATTGACCGTTTGTTGACATTGCAACTGCGGCTAATGTATCTGTTCCAGAATCTTGAGTTATGATAACGGATTTATCAGCAAATGACGTTGCTCCCGTCCCACCTTTAGCTACAGTTACTGTATCTGATAGAGTTGATCCTGCGGCTGTTACTGTTATATTAGCACTACCATTAAAACTTACACCATTAATATTTCTTGCAGTATGCAGAGTGGTTGCTGTTGCTGATTGTAAATTAGTTACTGCAGTAGTTGATGCTACTGTAAATGGTGCTGTTCCGGTTGCTATATCTGATTGAAATGTTTCTGCTCTTAACCCATGAGCGCCTATATCTAAATCACCTCCTGCTGTTAAGCTGGTTATACCATCTACAGTACCACCATTAATGTCTGCTGTAGTAAGAACGGCTGCAGCTGCTGTAACAGTTCCACTTGAACTTATATTACCTGATGCAGTTATGTGACCTGTTACATCAATACCCGTTGTTTCAACTTCTAATGCCGTTGTGTTAGCCGGCTTTAATTGTATTTTATCATCTGTTCCAAAATCAATATAAGTGTCTGTAGTTCCTCTACCAACTTTTAATCCTGTATTTGTTACAGATGTTATTGTTGTTTGTGCAGCATCAATATCAAAATCTGCTGTATTCAATGTTAATCCATCACCTGCAGTTAAATTTGTGGCAATTGTTATTCCGCCATTTGCATTTGTTACTGCTATACCATTTCCGGCAGTTAAAGTTGCAATTGCTGGGCCGTCTGTTCCTCCTATTAAAAGTTCGCCATTGGCATCCATTGCCACAGCAGCTAAAGTGTCAGTACCTGAGTCTTGGGTTATTATAACTGATTTATCAGCAAATGAAGTTGCGCCTGTACCTCCTTGAGCTACGGTAAATGTGGCATCTGAAGCTATTGATGCAGCTGTTACTACGCCACTCCCGCTTATATTACTACCTGTAATATTAGCAAATTGTACATTATCTGTTGTTCCTACCCCAATTGATGTTCTTAAGGTTGCACCACTTTCAGCTACTGGATCAGTCGAGCCATCGCCTACTATCATTTGTCCGTCTGTTAAGACAGCCATTGCAGTTATTGCTCCAGTCCCACTTCCTAATAAAACACCCCCGTCGGTAAGTGTCGAAACTCCTGTTCCCCCATCTGTTACTGGTACATCTGTTCCGCCGGCTCTATAAATTATATTACCTTCAATATTAACATCAGCTGCTGATGCTCTTGTTAAAGATGTGTCAGAAGCATGTCCTAATTCTATTTGACCTAATACTGTTAAATCGTCTGCAATAGAAGCATCGTCAGATATAACTAAACCTTCTGCCGTAATTATCCCACTAGCGCTTATATTACTTGAAGCTGTTACAGGTCCAAGTAATTCTATATTTCTATCAGCTGATCCATTTCTTCCTATTTGAATATTTGTTATGCCAGCTGCGCCAAATACTCTACCTTGAACACTACCATCTGTACTAAGGGCTAATTGATTGTTTATATTAACTTGACTACCAAAAACACCATTCGATGCGCTTATATTATTAGATGCTATAATTGTTGCTCCGTTAATATTACCACTAGAACTTATGTTACCTGATGCTGTTATTTCTCCTAATACATTTAATGACGTAATTCCACTTCCGCTTAATACTAATGATCCGGTAATTTCAGCATCGCCGTTTCTTGTTCCATCCCATTCTGTGATTAGAGAAGATACATTTGTTAAACCACTCCCATCGCCAGAAAAAGCAGAAGCAGACACATATCCACTAGAGCTAATGTTTCCAGTAACAATTAACGATCCTGAAACGCCAATTGTTCCCGAAACCCCTACAATTGGGGTAATATTATTTACATTTAAATTACTCATGTTTTACTGCCAATTTATTATAAATATATACATTTTAAGTTTCTATATATCAGTTTATATTAATTTAATGGCTAATATTATGTATTACTACATCAGCCCCGGCGCTTATAGTATAATCTATCCCAGACGCTATTGTTATAGACGGATGAAATTTAGTTACAAAAAGCACTACATTATAATTTTCAGGTACAATTTGATTTTTATCAATTATTCTAGAATTTCCAAAACCACCGTCTACACCTAATATTTCTGATGATAATACATCTGATGTTAATTGGTCGGATTTAATATGTCTTGCCATTATGCCCATCTCCCATTAATAATAACAGTGTCAGTGCTTTCAATATCATATTCTAATACAGTAGTATCAAATACAATTGTCTGTGTTGCACCTTCATCTGGAGTCCATGTATAAACTGCTTTGTCTATATACTGACCATTAATATACACATCAAACTCATTGATAGTTGCATATGCTAATGTAGTAGGATTAATTTTAGGTGTGCCGGCTACAGTAACTGTTGTAGCAGAAACAAACGTTGCAGTTTTGTCTGATAATCCTGTTAAGTATGCCATTGTATTATTGTCAACGGTTGTACTTGTTCCTCCACTATTAACTATTACACTTCCACCACCAACTATTGTTTGTGATGCTTTTAATAATTGGGTAGGTATTTTAGTTGTTTCAAAAATACTACTATCCACATCAACAACTGTTTGAAACACTAATTTTTTAATTGAATACATTTTCTTTAAGGTTGATATTTTTGTTTGATGCTCTGATAACAATGTTCCTTGTACAGTTAGTGGTATTGTTGCTCTAACTAAACGATCTTCTCCTACCGTGTTAACAGTTTCAAAACTAAAATTTCCTATAGAAGTTTCATATCGATTTTGTTCATTACCCCACGCAAATCGACCATATGGTAAAATTTGGTCTACTAATTCATTCATTTGCGTTGTAAAATCACACCATAACATCATATCATATTCTATAGTAACATATTTAGGAATATCTACAACATATACTTTTTGTGAATTTTGTTTGATATTTGTAGGTATAGGAAATAATTCATCTTCATATCTATTTCGACTATTATATTTAGATCGATATATTAATCGATTATCTGCTAATTGTCGATTAACATCTAACCCTTTCCTATTGTCTCGCTCTTGCATTGAATTTCTTTTAAGCATAATCAATGGTGATTGAAGCATTCCCTTTTCATCTCGAATATATCCTAAACGACGTACGTTGTCCCATTTTTCGCCATTTGCAAATACAACAGGAACTTTTATTAAATTTTTGTTTGCAGTTAATTGAGGTTCTATTTCATTTTCTATATACCATTTAATTGCATAATCTATATCATATACTGTGCGTTGAGCACTTCGTATCACATCATCATCACGCCTTTCTTGTTCAGCACGATTTAGTATTTGATCTGCCCCCAATCCTTCAGATCTAGCAGGACTAGGTTTATTTGTTTTACGATCGATATTTTTTCTGTTATATCTTGGCATTAATCTCCTCTATATGCTGGAGAATTATTATCGCCTCCAAATCTTATATCACGAATACCTTGTGGTGTTTGTCTTGTTGCATGTGCATCAACTACAATTGAAACACTATATCCATGATCTTCTCCATTTGGCCAAGTTTCTGGATTTTTGCCTGTAAAATATTGATTTGCATCTACGTTGTCTACTTCAAAGTATTCATTGTCCCAAAACACAATATCTCCAACTTCAGGATAAAAGTCTGATTTAACTAATATGTCTCTGGATATTGCAAATTTTGATGATCGTGTATATGTATGACCGTAATCATCCATATTAGCATTTTTATCATCTTTAGTAATTAAACAAGGAATTAAAATAGAATCATAATATGATTTGGATTCTGATTCGCCGTACATGTTTGAATTAGAAGATTCAACAACAAGTTTATAGAATTCAATTTCTGTATCAATTATGGCGTTAATAAGTTCTGAATTAATAGCGGCTAAAAATTTAGCATCTCGCTGGCCTCCAAACAATGCCATAATTTATCTCCTTTATCCTATGTATATTTTCAATGGAACTTTTCCTAATATTTCCATTTGCTGTGTTGCTTCTGTACTTTGTCTAGTTAACATTTGTTCTTTAGTTAACTTATCTAAAAATTCTCGAAGTTGTGTTATTAATGCTTCCTTTTCTGATTGACCTTGTGTTACCAACTCTGTACCATTTAATGTTACTTCACCATTAGGAATTGGAACATTTGAATATTTACTACGAACATATCCTAATGTTTCTTTGACGCTAGCGGCACCGTATCTATATATCCAACTACGCCCCATATCATTAATATTAGCGTACTTTTGATATGAATATGGTATATTAGATGCGTCTGACACAACACCGTTTAGAAGTGCGCTATTACCAAATAACACCCCACTATTAGTTTTTTCTTTTTCGAACATGAATTCGAACCACACTGTATCATAAAATGGTGTAGCTACAGTACCTTGTGTTCCTGGTACTGGATATAATCTAATATCATCTCCGTGAATTTCAAAAGAAAAATGTGATTTTCTTATTCTATCATTAAATTCTATAGTTTGCAAACGAAATAAATCCATATGCAATGGCATCATCATAAAATTGACGGATGGAGAAAATCCTCCAAAGTCAAATGCATCCATCATGTTCTGAGAACCCATCCCAGTTCCAACAAATGGATCAAAGTATCTAACAATTGCTGGAGGAGGATTATGAAGTACTCGTCGTATTTCAACACCATTTCCGTCAGTTACTTCTATACCTAATGATGCAGATACTGCTTCTCTAATGCTATATGTTTGTTGACCATCTTTAACATCTATAGATGCAGAATGCCAACGTACATCGCCACCAGAGTCTGCTTCAGTACCATATGCTTTTGATAATCTAGTTATGTAACTTAAATTACCACCTACCAATGCTCCAGTAAGTCCGTCGTCAGTTAAAAAGCTAGAACCAGTTTCGACACCTAAAGTATTTATTAAATTATTAACAATATTAATTTGATTTACTTGATTTGAATATTCTATTACTGCTGCTTCAAAAGCTGTAAAAAAATTAATATCAATTAATTCAACATCCATAATAGGATATCCAACATGTTGTGCTGCAAATTTTGCGAATCTATCAGCTTCTGATTGAAATGTAACATCTGCATCAAAAAATCCAAATGGTGTTTTTCCAGCAGCAAATGAAGAGCTCCCAGGCCAAATTGGTTTATTTTCTGAATAGTCTGGCATTTTTTATCCCTTTATTAATAAATATCAATACTTTTCATTTAGAAGGTTCAAAATCTCTTCTAAAGATTCATGTCGATGATTATCTGTTAAAATAATTTCATTAACGTACTTAGATTCTTTGATTTTTGGCACTTCATGTATTGCAGAATCATTTCTAAATTTTAAATCTATTTGATATCTGTCGCCACATAATATCATAATACTACGTTTTCCTAAACGACTTACAACCATTTGTAGTTGTTGTTTAGTTAAGTTTTGAAATTCATCTACAATACATATCGAATCATCAAAAGTACGTCCTCGAAAGTGTGCTAATGAAACTAATTCAATATTTTCTTCCTTTTCCATTTTTTCTAATAGTTCTGGTTTATTGTAAACTTTTCTCATATTACTTCGTATTGGAACTAACCATTCACTCATTTTTTCTTCTAATGATCCTGGTAAAAATCCATTATCTTCTGTTGATACAGTTGGACGAGTAATTATAATTTTATTAATTTCACGTTTAAAATATTTATCCAATGCTACTTGCACCGCTAACAATGTTTTACCACTACCAGCTTTACCTAGTATAAAATTAAATGGAGTTGTTAATATTGCAGCCTTTGCAAGTTTCTGTTCGTCTGATAATGTAATTGAAAATCTAATACTATTTTTTGGAGGAGTTTTCACTCTATTTATTGTACCCATATTATAATAACCTTGTTAACTTAATTTAGTAAGAGTTGTTTGACGATATGACATATCTTTCAATGTTTCTATTTTACCCATGCATATTTGACGTATTGCTTCAAATGTTTGATTTGCTGGATATGGTGTTAGAACTTTAATTTTAATTAACTCTTTTTTATTTCCCAAGTCTTGTTCTATATGAACCATTAAAACTAAACGGATAGCTCGTATACGATCTAATACATCTACAAGACGACCTTCATATCGAATATCTGTATACATTTCATATTTTATTCTTGGAACTGCCATATTATTTCTTTTTTATATAAATATGAAAACAGTAAAAAAGGGGATGACCGAAGCCACCCCCTTTAAACTCAAATTATTGATTCTTTGAATTAAATAGTATATATACTAATTAACTATTAAAGAGTCTCTAATCCTTTCACATATACTTTTCCGTAGAATTCTGGACGAACTACTTTCTTCGCGTAACGTGTCATAACACCTTTACGTGGAGTGAAGTTTACCGGATCATATACTAATGGAGTCATGATAAGAGGTACATATGGAGAGAAAACTGCTCCAGTCTCAAGGAATTGTGCTCCTCTGAATCCCATAAGGATTATATTCTCTTTCATGTATGGGTTTTTGTAAACTGTGTAACGATTATTGATTGCACCAATTTTCTGTACACCTGCCGCAAATTCCATAGAAGTTCCATCAGTGTCTGCAGCAAATCCAGGAATAGATTCAAGGATAGTTGCAACTGCAGGAGATGTAACTAAGAAGTTAGCACCACCACGCAATGTTTTTTGATGAATTTTGTTTGAAACTTTTTGCAGTTTAGTACCTAAAGTTTGGAACCATCCACCTTGAGTGTTATAAAAACCACCAGTAGTAGCAGATGTTTGTGTAAATGCACTAACACCATCATAAACTTCATTGTTTACTGCTGACCAATACTCAGTAGTTGGAGCAGATGAAATCAACATATCAAGAATCTCTAAATCGATCTCCATTGATACATACTCAGATAACATTGAAGTTAATTCTGCTTCAGCATCAATTGAGTGATAAGCGTTTAAATCTTGAGCAAACTCAGGAGTCCAAACAGCTTTTAGTTTTCTTGTCTTAGCAACAATTGGCTCAGATTGAAGTTCCAAGTTAATTTCTGGAATCTCAATATCAGTACCGTCATCAATACCAGTACCAGAAGCAGAACCTTTAAATGGATCTTTATCTTCAAAGTCACCTCTAGTAATGTCAGTAGGTTGTTTGCTATAAGATATATCAGTACCAGTATCAGTAGCAGCTTCTTGAGTTTGATTAGTTGCTGAACCAGATATTACAAATACAATGTTTCCACCAGATACCACTGTAAATGCTGGGAATGTTGCTGCAAATTTTCCAGCTGTTGAAGATGTAATTGTAAATGATCTTATTGCTTCTGAATCTATTCCAGGTAATGAAGATGTTGCAACTGTTACTGTGTGGAATGCTGTTGCAAAATTACTTAAACTTGTAATTTCAGAATCAAAATTAACAGATGCAGAAGTTATAGCTGCAACTGTGTTTGCAACGTCAGCTACTGCTACCGTAGGAATAGAATATCCAAATCTACCAGCACCATAAAGACCACCCGTTGGGTTACCTGTTACAGATGTAGCACCAAATAGAGAGTCAGCGGCATTTGTAGTACCAAATGGATCACCCGTACGATTGTTGTTGTCATCATCAAATCCAGCAACACTTGTACCGTATTTAAAGTCTAAATAAAATATTAGACCCGATGGTAAATTCATTGGTTGTACAGAAACAAATTCTTTAGCTGCAAATTCAGCAAAGATTCTTCTTACCAATGGAAGAGCAACACCAGCCCACTCTTCTGAACCAGCTGCTGTACCTGTAGCAGTTGCTTCTTTTACTAATTGTCTTGCTTGATTTTCAAGCAACGTAGCCATTCCGGCTTTGTCAGTCTCGCCTCGGAGACCTTCTAAAAGACCTGTTCTTTCCCATTTAGCAACGTGTTCTTTAACAACCGTTCTTTGAGAAGCGTCAGGACTTTGTAATAATGAATTAAGGCTCATTTTATTTTCCCTTTTTAGTTTTATTAATAAATTAAATCATACCCGCTAATTTTTTCCAGCGGTTGGCTTGTTCAAAGCCTTCAGTTAATACTTGTGTAGTCTTTTTGCTTGGAGCAGTTCCTGAAACAGGTTTAGATGCTAATGATCTAGATTCTTTAACCATTTTCTTTCCTGATTTTCTTGTTTGGAAAGATTCTGCTAAAGTACTAAATACTAATTTTGCTTCTCTTGTGTTTGCGGCTCTGTCAAAGTTTTCGATTACTTTCATTTTTTGACCTTCGTTAAGATCAAAATTACGGAACAATTTGTTTGTGTAAAGAAGTTTTGCGTTTAAAAGATTAACTTCATTGATAACTGATTTAAGATGTTTTACAGTGTTATAAGCTTCTGTTAATTCTGCTTCATAAACTGCATTAGAACTTGAATCAGCAGATGGTTCACCACCATCACCAATTTTTGAAGAAACTAAAGCTTCGTCTTTTTTCTTGTCGCCATGCGCCATTTCATCAACGTCTTCTTCTTCTTCTGATAAGATTGCTTCGATAAGTTCATCAATTGATTCATGCATATTTTCGTTATGTGCATCTTCATCAACTTCTTCAGAATATGATCCGTCAGCGTTGTTTTTGATTCCCTCAGGCATCATTCCTTCTTCTGGATCCATTTCATCATACATCTTTTCGTCTTGCATCATGTCTTCTTCTAACTCTCTGATAATTTCTTCAAGCTCTAAGTCATCTTCTGCACCCATGTCACCCATTTCTGGTTCTGCACCCATGTCATCCATGTCATCCATTTCTGGTTCCATGTCTGATGTTGCCATGATGTCACCTGTAAAGTCTACATCGCCATCCATGTCAGTGTCAATTGATACATCACCTACATCCATTGGTTCACCTTCGTCAGCCATAGCATCCATTTCCATTTCATCGCCAGCTGGCTCCATGTCCATTTCATCATCCATTTCATCATGTTCAAGCTCGTTCATTAATTCATTTTCGAGCATGTTTTTGATTCTTGGTTGAAAAGCTTCTTCTAGTGCAATCTTTGCATTAGCTAGTGCCGTTTCTTTAACAGCTTTAGCATCCGCAATTGCTTCTTTTAGCAAATCTGATTTTGCCATACGTTTTTCTCCTTAAATTTTTTTGTTGGAAATAAGATTATTTGAAATCTTAATATATTATAATTTTTTATAGACACTATATAGGGGATAGTGTATTTCCATTATAAATATAAGGTTAGTAAGAAAACAGTAAAAAAGCCCTAACATTGCTGCTAGGGCTTCTTAAATTATTATTTAATTAATTATCTTATTACTTAATCAATTATAATTATACGGTTGAGAAAGCAACAGCATCAGAACCATTACCAATAGCTTCTGCTCTTATTGCAAAGTGCCATTCGCCAGCGGCTACACACGTAAATACTGCCATAGATCCAATTCCCCAAGCAGAATTTGTAGCTGCGCCAGTAATTACAAGTCTATTATTAGCAGCTGCAGGTCTAGTTGCTGCAATTCTTAATCCAGCACCACCACTCATTCCAGAATAAAAACTATTCAATGAAAATGTATTTCCGGTATGAGCGTTAATTGTTAAAACACCACTTCCTACTAAGTTTGCGTCTTGCATAATAGTAACCTGAGTACCAACATCTGCAGCTGTCATAGAAGCTGGAAGATTAACTGTTTTAGCTGCGCCATCTAATACACATGAAAAGATCTTACCATGATCTGCTGCGACTAATGTTATAGCTGCAGTGTCATCTGCTAATACTGTTCCGGTAGGATTAGAAACATTAGTTGTTTTTGCTAATCCACTAACTTGAAGTGTACCGTCTGCTACTACATCACCTAATGCTGATGTTAATGTGTCGATTGTAATTTTTTTAGTTGAGTTATTAGCTATGTCGACAATTGCTAATACATCATTTGCTGATACTAAATTTCCGGTGATTTGTGCCGTTAATTCTGTAATTTTTTTAGTTGCCATTTTTGACTTCCCTTTTTTATTTTATTATTATTATTATTTTATTTCTAATTATCCGCCTTGATTTGTGGATAGAGTTGCTTCTGCACTTCCAAATAATTGTTCCGTTTCTAAAATTGATCCACCATCTTGCGTTTCAAGTTCAACCTCCGTTGTCATTTCTGGATCTAAAGGATCTGAACCACCAACTGCAGCACCTGTCTGACTCACTGCATATGTAGCTTGATTAGCCTGTGCTTGTGCCATTACAGCCAATGCAAATTCTTCCTCAGCTTCATTAAGAGCTTTCATGTATCTGCGTTTCTGCTCCATCAAAGGTAAATCTTTGATATAATTTTGTTTTGTAAATACTCTCCAATCCATAATATTCCTATTTTTTTATATAAATATAGTGTTATTAAAAAAACCCTTATTTAAATATACTAATCATATTGATGCATATCTTTGATTTTTTGTATATATTTTGCGTTAATTTTTTGTGCTCTGCGTTTCACACTAGGTTTTGTAAATGTTCTATTCTCTTTAACTGCATCCAATGTACCCATACGCTTCATTTTTCGTTTAAACGTTTTCAACGCAAACGAAATGTCTTTGTCTACTACCGTAGTTGCTGATGAGTTACCTGGTACAATGCTGTTGTGTTGTTTTTCTTTTTTATTCATATAACTTATTTTTAAAATTTTCTACGTTTCATTTGTTTAGGCTGTTTACTTCTTGGTGCTTTAAAAGCAAATTTTACAAGTTCAGGAAGTTGAGCAAAATAGCCTTGAATCTTTTGTGATTCTGATCCTGGATCTTCTCCTATTCGAAAATAAAAATATCCTGTGCGTCCTGAATTTGATTTTTTATGTGATATAATAGTAAAACCCTTTTTAGTAGTCCAACGTTGTATGTCTTTAGCTACAGCTGCAGCTTCTTGTGGGTCTCGTAATTGATACATAACATGACCATTATAATCTGATAAGTTATTAATAAGTTGAGCTTCTTCTAGTTCAGTTTCTGTTATATTAACTTCAACTTCAGGGGCAATCTTATCTTTAATTGCATCATACTTTTCCGCAGAAACATTAATTACTTCTTGTAAACCAAAAAAGCCTTTACATATGTTTTTGAACTTACTCATTATCATCCTTCTTATATTATATAAATAAATATTTAAACGTCCAAATTATCCAACATTAAAATATTTTTGAATACCTTCTGCAATATCCTCAAATGCAGCTTCCATTCGACGTTCGTGAATCATCACCTCATTTGCTGATTTTTGAAATTCCTTTAAGGAAGCACCCACGTGTTTCATTTGTCGACCAGCTGATATACTATCTATCATATCTTCCTTTTCAGTAACAAGTTGTGTGGCAGTTTCTACTATGTTGGAAATGCGTTCTACAATTTCTTTTAATTTACCATTGCTATATACATTTTCGCCCATCAATGAAAATGTTTTAACTGCTTCTGAAAATTGTCTTTTTTGATCTGTTGTTAATGGAGTAGGTCCTTCGCTAAACACTGTTTGCTTTGATGCATCTTCATTTAACAGATTTTGTAATGCGTTTAAATTTTTGTTTTCAAATTTCATATTATACCCTACATTTACCATCTTCACATAGTATCGATGTGATTAGATTATTAACTTTTACGTATTTATTAGTTGTTATATTTTTATCTGTTGATTCTTTTAATCTACCCATAAAGGCTCCGTGAGTAGACGGATTTGAAACAAAGTCCCAACAGATTAATTCAAAATCATCTTGCACTTCAACAACACCTTCATTGCGTAGTTCTTTTACACTACCTAATCCTCTACTAGATATACCTAATGTTATACCTTCTTTAAATAGAGCTTTTAATATTTTACCTGATGGTGTATCTAGAACTTGCACTGTACCCTTAAGATCATCACCATCCCACCATATTTTTAAAACATTGTGAGAAACATTGTTCAAGTTAACTACACTTGACTCTGGGTGATCTAGTTCGCCTAATGCTCTGTTTTGATTTATATATTCTTGTTGATATCTTTGACATTCACGCATTAAAATATTTTTAGGATATACTCTACCATTTTGATTTTTAGCTCCAGCTCTTTGTAAAACGCCTTGCACAATAAATCCACCAGGTACACCATGTTTTGCACCATTTGATTCTGTAAGTGAGCCAACTGGTGTAAATGGCATATATTCTACTAGTAATGGTTTTGACATTTTACTCTCCCAACGTTCTAACACGTTCTGATATTTTAATTAATCTTTCTGATATCTTTCCTAATGCTTTACTGGTGCTTGGACCAAACCCAGAATGAGATATTCCTGATTCTGTTTTTAATCGACTAGTATGTTTAATAGTTTCTTCAATTTCTTTTAATTGTTTAGCTACATTCTTAATAGATGCATTTACTTTTTTAGCTGGACTCATTTTAGAATCACTTAAAGCAAATGTCTTATATCCTTCAATAAGTTGTTCATATTTATGATCCATTGCTTCTTGAACTAAGTTATATTCGGTATGAAGTTTAGTTTTTGAAGTTGGCTTATATCCAGTACTTTTATTTATATTGGGATTAGTTCGTTTACTAAATGCATTTGGAGTGCTATAAGGTGCTACTCCAGCAGAAGTAGACATTTCATCTAAATGAGCTTCATCATATATACCCTTTAACCATTTAATAGTGTCTGCATCTTTATTATACTTGTTACTATAATCAGGATCTTTAAAGAACATTTTAAGAAAATCTTTATAGTCTTTTGAATCTTTTGCTAATCCGTCAATATCTGAGATACTAACTCCTGCAGACTTCATTGGTTCATTTGTATTGCCATCTTTATCTAAATCTAAAAAATCTGGTTTTGCATCTTCTTGTTTCAATGCCTTTTTAATAGCTCGATCTTTTACACCCATATACTCTTCAGTATCAGATTCTTGTTCACCGTCACCATCCCAATCTCGTTCATCTATAGACTGAAAGCTTTCTTCTATTTGTTTTAAGAATGATTTCATTTATGTACCCTATTTAATTCGTCTATTAAATCCATGTAACGCATTAAAGACACAATATGAGATTCTTTTAATCGTTTCATAGTTTCTACGTTGCAAAGCATTTCAGATAAACGTTCCACTTTAATCTGTGTTACTTTGTCATCTATATGTTTAACGTGATCTGATAAACGTGCTTTTAATGTTGGTATTACTTCAGAAACATATTCACGCAATGCTTCTGTATCATTAACGTTGGTTATATATTTATTTAATAACTGTTTTTGTGATTCTGATAATACTGAATATTTGTCATTAAATTTATCAATCATTAATTTATATGTTAATAATCTAGTAGAATTATCTTGTTTTGAAAATTCTTCAATAACAATATTTTTAGTTGGTTGAATTTTATTAACAGTTAATGTTTGTTCTAATACAGCATTTTTACATTCCATTAAACGTTTAGGATTATCTAAATCTTTATATTCAAATAACATGTATATTGATGCTAATGCTTTATAATTATTAATATGTATTTTAGATACTCGTTCAAACATAAAATTTTCAGAAATTTCTTTAACTAAATTATATCGTTGTCTTTTTAATACACTTTGATTTAATCGATTATATGATTCTCTAATAGTTCTAATGTAATCTAATGCTCGTGCTTCTGATTTATGTTGCTCTTTAATTATTGAATTATATAATTGAAGTTCTTTTGTTAGTTCCGTATTCTTTCCAAAATATTTTTTAATAATATCTATAGTTACGGTTTTATCAGAAGACATTGTTTCTGATGTTAGTTTTCTAACAAGCATCTCAAAAAGTATACCAGTATTTTTATATTTCGAATGTTTTAATTTTTTCATACTGAACCCAGTAGTTTTTTTATTAATAAATATAGACAAATTTATAAAATATTGTTTTCATCTAACATTGTACCAGAATCGTTATCTTTTGATTGTGAATTCATAGTTTCTGTTATAATTTTTTGTCCTTTTTGTTTCTTAAAATAATTTAATACGGTTTGAGCTTCAGACTTCATTGAAAATTTTCTTTGACGAACATCTGGTTGAAATGTGGTTTTTTGATTTGCAGCATTAAATGCTTGATCAATGGTCTTTTTGCCGGTTGGATCCCATCCAAATGCATTTGCATGTTGTCCATATTTAATTCCTTCTTTAGGTCGACCGCCTGGATCTTTATCTTCAACTTCGTCAGAACTCATATGCATTGAAGCTAAATCATGCGGTGTACCATATGATGCACCAGTTATAGTAGGATCATTACCCTCTTGCTCAATTTGATTTTGACGGAATCGTAATTTTAAATCTTCTATCACATTGGTTCTTTCTTGCAACCACTGTTCTTCATTCATGTTGAATATAAATTCATATACATATTTATCAGACACTAATTTACTGTCTTTCATTGTATTAGCAAGATTTATTTTTTCATTCATCAATGCTACTTTTTGTTGATCATATATAATAGACGGTGATGTTAAAGATAAGTCAAAATTAATTAAATCTTCGCCTTCATACCCTTGTGATGCTAAATGAACAATTGCAATCTTGTAAAGTTCAGAAACTATAATCTTTTGTATACGTTCTATTGTTCTAGCAAAACGAATATCCATGGATGCTAATGTAGTTTTTCCTTCTACACCTTCACCATATCCTAAAAATGGTTTTGGTATCTTAAGAGCAGCCATCATTTTATTCTTAACATATTCAATATCATCAGTACCAGTCCATGTCATTCCTGGCAATGTATCAATTTGTGTAGACGACTGACCTCCACGAACAGGTAGAAAGTAATCTTCAAGCATATTGTTAAGATTAAATTTTAAATTATAATCACCAGTTTTTTGATCTACGTGTGGAATCTTTTTCATTTTATTGATGATTTGTTCCATAAATGTGTCAACTTCATTTGGTGGTATATTACCTATATCAATTTTAAATATACGTTTTTCAGGTGCTCGCATTATTCTGTGAATAAGCATTGCATCTTCAAGCATTGTTAATTTTTGAAATTCTTGTCTAGCTCCTTCGAGCATTGATCTACCATATGGTAAAAAGTTTGAATCTGATAACATTCTGAAATGTGCTATTTCAAAAACATCATACCATTCTTCTGCGTGTGAAATATGTTTAAATTTTATTTTATATTCACCAGTTTGATCATCATATTCTTCATAACGTTCAATTTCATAACTAGATAATGGTCTTGCATTAATAATTCCAATACCATCAGCAATATCTAATTTTAAAAAGAAATCGCCATATTTTGTTACGTTACGAATCCATGACCACATATTAAAGTCAATGTTTAATATGTCATAAAATAAATTATAAAGTATTTTTTGTATTTTACTATCATTTGTTTTAATAGTTAATATATCACCAAATTGATCTTCTAATGTAGATTCATCTGAATATATATCTAAAGCTGAATGAATTATTGGATCACGATCCATCATTTCATAATCAGTATACAACTGTATACGATTTTGGTGCATATAATAGTTAGAATCATAGCCTCCATGGAGACCACCTATTTTATGTTTATTTGCACCATGTAATCTAGTATATCTGTCGGCTAATTTAGTAAATGCCATATTACCGTCAGATTGTAATCGATTACTATCAACAACACGAAGTCTATCTTTTCCTATTGTTCGAACTACTACATTCGTACGAAATAGATTTTGTAAACGTTTTCTTAAGGAAGCCATATAGTATTTCTTTTATTATAAATATAACTAATTAAAGATCCAAGCAAATTTTATACTAACCATGTTAAACCTTCATCATCTTTACCATTGTTCCAATCCCAACCAGTATTATCTGATTTACCTTTACCTGTATAAATAGTATTATTTGTTTTTTGAAACTGTGATAATGCTCGTTTATTTAAATCAATTCCTTGTTGTCTTAATTTTAAAGATGTATCACGCAACCAAAGTCCTATAGCAAAACTCATTACTAAATCGTCATTGTAACCTGACTGAGATTGTGCTTTCCCATTTAACCATATAAACACTAATAGCTCTTGTATGAGTCGTTTACTGCGTATTACAGGTGTATTTTCACGCATATACATTTCTAATGCTGATATCATTAATGGTCGTGTTCTACTTGTTGTAGATACACCAGGAACCATTTTTGATTTATCTTTCATGTCATAACCTTTCTGCAATTGAACGTCTACATCAACATAACCATCATCTTTATATGTATAAAATAAATTTTCATAGTTTCTGTCTAATGCAGGTTGTATTGCAGCCCAGCCTATATTTGCATTTTCTATTGCTAGCAATGCATTATTCCATTCTGTTGCAACAGTGACTAACATGTTACCAAAATCTTTAGGAGGTAATTTACCTTTATATTCAGCTACTTGTGTAACTGATTCTACTTCTATAACATGAAATGCAGACCAATCCGCACTATCTCCACGAGCAACATCAGCTACAACTATATAATTTTTTGAGTAGTCTGGATATTCCCATACCCAATATCCATTGTCAAATCCACGCTTTTCTATAGGATCACAGCATTTTTCGTCATAGCCTAGAAGTGTTTTACCATCAACAACAGTATGACCAGAACTCACAAAGTCACAATCACACTCTTGAGCTGCACCACGTTCACCTAATAATTGAGTCTGTTCATTTCTCCAAACTGGATTTCTATCAGGATGTACTCGCCAATGAAGTTTAATATTATGCCATTGAGTCTGTGGATTAGTTTCACTATCAACCCATGTTTTATGAAACCAATTACCTACACCATTCGGAGTAGATAAAACTATTGCTCCACCACCCGTTGATAGCGTTGCTTGTGATGCTATCCATATCTCTTGAATGTTTCTAATAAAAGCAGCTTCATCTATTATTAACAATGACAATGCTTCTGAACGTGCACCCGTTGTTGCTGAAGAAACTGCTTTAATTTGTGAACCATTTTTAAATTTTAAAGATAATTTATTATCTGCTTCAATAGTTCCTTTCAACCAACTTGGAAGATTATCATGCATTACACGAACTTTAGTAACTAAGTTTTTAGCTACTTCTTGTGTGGTTGCGATAACTAAAACATTGAAGTCTTCGTTAAACAACATGCTCCATAAAGCAAATCCTGCAGATAGAGTTGATATACCTAACTGTCTAGACTTTAAAATAACACTGTATCTATTATCTCTAAGTTCTGATAATGAATCTTCTTGAAATGGATATAAGTTAAATTTTATTTTTCCTTGTTTAGGATGTTGTATGTAACAATATTGTCGCATAAAGAAAACAGGATCTTTAGCACACATTGTGTACTGCTGTTGTATGACTTCTTTTATGCTTGGTTGTGACATTAATTAATTATTGCTACTATAAATTTACCAGTTAATACGGCAGTTAAAATACCGGCGCCAAAATAAAGTGCTTTATTATTATACCACTTTGGTTGTAATTTTTTTTGTTGTTCAACATATAAATTTATATTGGCTTCTAGTAATTCTATTTGTTGTTGTTTATATACTATTTGTAAAGAATCTAAATTTATTAATTCTTCTTGTTTTTTTATAATTGATTCTTGTTGTGATATCAATTCAATGTTAACAGAATCATTAAAATATAATTCATCTAATGTTTCTGATATATCATGTACTTCCTGTTCAGTAAAACAAGTGTCTGATGCTGTTTGACTGAAGCCAATTATTGGAAATAATAGTATAACAATTAACTGTTTCATTTTTTTCTTTTAGTTTTTGAAACAATATTTTGTTTTGCTTGTGACGTTGTTTTTTTAGGAGATGGCTTACGTTTAGTTGTTTTAGTTTTTTTAGCCGTTTTCTTTAAATCAACTAAATCTTTTTTAACTTGACGTTTTTGAGTTTTAACTTGATCTTCTCTACCCTTTACACGTTCAATCTTTTTTTCATTGTCGTCAATTTTTTCTTGTATTTTTTCGACAGTTTTTAATTTATTAGATTTTGTTAAAGCTGTGATAATTGCAAATAATGCAATAACTCCACCAGCTATCCATTTCCAATGTTTTTTAATTTTCTTCCAAATTTTCATTTTTTTCTCCTGTAACATGTTTATTTAATTTATTTAAAAAGTCTTTTTCATATGACTCAAATCCTTTAGTAATCTTTTCATCAAACTCTTCTGGAGTCATTTTTGCTGCATATGAATCAGTTTCTCCGTCGCCATTGATTACTAATGTAGATGCTTTTGTATATGCTTCTCGTAATATCTCAACGTCTTGTTTAGCAGTTTCTAACCATGCTAATGCATTAGCTTCAATTCGTTTTTGAGCATATTCTTCAAATTTCCCTTGTTTTTTAAGTTCGTGTTCCATGTCAACGACACAGTTAAAACACATACCGTGTATAGATCTCATTTTTTTATTTAAATAATAATTTGGATCTGCACCTTTACATGTTTCTGAACAATTTGGAAATAATCTTAGTTCTTCTCTAACTTTGCCTAAGACTGCAGAATTTTTTGATTTTCTTGTTCGAAAGCCGTCATGTTGTTCTACAACGTGAATATTGCCTTTAGCATCAACATCTTCCCACGTGTCGCCAATTTCATGACGCTCATTGCGTTTCTGTGTTGCAGCTGTATCAGAAAATCCTACAGTTTTCTTAGTTTGAAATTTGTGTGTGCCATCCATCATTTGTTGAACGGCTTTAATGTTTTGTAACTTGTTTGTTTTTGCCATAATTTATTATGCTTCGTTTTCAGTATAGTCGTCTGACGGAGACGGTGTTGGTAATTTAATATCAGCATTACGCATTGCTGTTGCAATAGCTTTTTTAAATTCTGTAGCTTTTTTAGTTGTCATACCTTTCATTAAATCTTTAATTGGTTGTACTACATCTGGTGCAACTTCTAATGGTGTTGCGTTAGCTAAATTTAATTTAATATCTGATACAAATGAATTAATTGATGATTTCATTTTTGATGCAGCATTTTGTGATGATGTATCTGTAGTTGTATCTGTGTCTGCTGCTGGAGCTACACTTGGTGATGGTGATGGGCTAGGAGAACTAGATCCACCGCCTCCAGTAAATGATGTTGTATCTCCTCCTAAATCAGGAGTTGCTGTATCAGTCTCAGGTGTGTCTGCATCTGCATCAATCTCAGGTGTGTCTGCATCTACATCTACATCGGGAGTATCTACATCTACATCTGCTTCAGGAGCATCTACTTCTACATCTTCTTGTTCAAATACATAATTTTCACGTAACACTTTAGCAATTTTATTTCGAACGTATTTTCTAATTACTTGTTCTTTTTCTGATTCAGATAATTTAGATACAGATTCTTTAATAGTTTCTTCATTTTCTGGCTTAACCAATGAATTGGTAATAGCTCCATGATTGATGCGTTCCAATTTTTTTAAGAATCCTTCTGTATCTGCAATTTGTAATTTTTCAAATACTTTGCGGGCATGTTCTGCAGTATATTCACCTTCCTCAACTTTTTTATAAAGTCTATCAGTAATCTTTGGCACCATGTTTTCAACGTCATCAATTACTTCGGTAGCATATTTTCTTGCTACTAATGATTGCATTTGTTTTGTTGAGTTAGGAACCATGCCATAATTATCTTCTGATGTATAATCTTTGATATCTTTACGTGTTTCTGGTTTTAAAGACTTTGATTGGTCTTTAGGTGCTTTGTATTTAGTTTTGTGTTTTTCTGCCATTGTGTTATCCATTTATTTTATATAAATATTACCTTGCGTATTTTAACGCTCCTAGTATCTGATTTACTGGTGCAAATGAGCCTGTTAGTTTATACGTGTTACCGCCATATGTAAACACAACACCTTCAATTGGTACTATGCTATCAAATCCGCCTATTGCTTCAATTTGTTTAAGATGAGTTTCTAATTTTTTAATAGTTTCTATATTATCCGATGTTTGTAATTCTTTAGTTAAACTAGTTAAATTGTTTTTTATTTGTTGCACAGCTTTGCTTGGGTTTGCTGCTAAGTAGTTTTTAATGTTTTTTAATACCACAGCACCTAGTCTTAAAAATATAGATTCAAATGGTTTTATGTTTTGTTTTTGATACAATTTAAAATCTTTTTTATCAAATACAGATACCCATTCAACAAATTGTTCGTTGTCTATTAGCTTTTTAATTTTAGTTATACTAGTAGACTTATTGTTAAATGCCCAACGATATATTAATAATTCTATTACTTCTTGTGGTATTGAATATCCTAATTGATTTGCCTTTTCTTGTATTACATTTTCCCACCATGCTTTATGATATTCTGATACTACATCAGTTTCCTTTAATCCAAATTGATTTCTTAAACTATCAATTTCAGCAAAGAATGCATCTTGACGATCTTCAAAATCTTCTATCTGTCCTAGTTGCATTTTATTAGGTGGAATAAATGAAAATGTTTTTTGTAGATGGGCATTTGCATCATGAATTACTTTTTGCAATGTAGTACCACCTGCTAAATCGGTTTGCACAACTTTGCCAGTTTCATCATATTCTACTAAATTATGAAATTGTAATACTGCTGCTTCATATGCAATAATATTTGTAGTAGCAGGGTAAATAATTTCCATGTTTGCAAATACTTGACCATTTTTAAATATAGATTGTAATGTCCTTGGTGATAATTTACTTAACGCACTAGTTAAGTCTGCTGCAGTTTCTGTGTATGCATCTACAACTGATTTATATCCTTCTGCTGCATCTTCTCCACTTTCGTCGACTATTTTTTGATATTTTTCTTGAAAACTAGCAATAATGTCTGATGTTGTCATTGGGTTTCTAATTGTCTTAATCCCACGAGCAAATCCAGGTTCTCCATTTTTCCATGTAACTTGAATGTTTTGTCCGTCTGTCTTTTCAGTTACAGCGTCTTCCATATCCAATCGACCTTGCAATGCTCTAGACACTATTTCTTTCATGTCGTTGAAAGTTAATCCATAAGAATCATATGGGTGATTCATGTGTCCCCCTGCTCCGCCTTCTGTTAGCAAAGATTCTTTTATAGGTGCACCAAACACTGTTTTACTGAAATTAGTAAAATCATAAACAAATTCTTTGCCGGCGGATTTGTCTAGATGTTTTCTCAATGCTTTTATTTTTTTATTGTGAGCCTTTGCTAGTTTAGGATTTGGATAACCTCCTTCAAATAGTTCATCTATATCTTCAGATAATGCATCACTCCACCATGATTTACTAAGCAATGATTCTTGAACACCCGTTAACATTTGCCATATGTTTTTAACTACAGCTTCGCTTGTTCCAGGATATGATGCTGCAAACGTTTCATAGTCGTTGTCTGCAATTGATTTTCTAACAGTGCTAGCAGATATAGGATTACCATTAGCATATGTTAATGGATCTGCATCTATCTCTAATGGATTAACGTTGATACCGGCAGGTATTTTTCGTCCTCCTTTATCTCCAACTGTTTTATATTTTTCTACGTTTCCAGCAAAACTCATAGTTCTAACATAGTCATCGCCTTTTTTAGATGCAGCCATGGCATATGTTCCATTATCATTTTCTGGTAATGCAAATAGATATTCATATGCAGCCATTATTGGAGAGTTATAATCCGTAGGTTGCATTATAATTTTTGCGTTGCTATTAATCAGATTAAATATTTCTGCACTGTCTTTGCGACTAACACCATCTCTTTCTTTTGGTCCAATAAGCATTATTACTCGTTCTACATTGGAAGATTGAGCATAGCGGTTTGCTAATGCAATATGGGCTCCGGTTAAAGGTTTAAAACCGCCTGGGAAAAGTACTGTAGTTTTATTCATTTTATATAAATATTCGTTAGTTGTTTTCTAGTGTAGTTATTCTTTGTTCTAGAGATTCAATTTTATCCATTGCTTCCTGTAATGCTTTAATTGCCTTTAAATTGAGTATAGAATATTTAACTGATTTAACTGATTCTCCGTCGAGTTCTGAATTAAGTGCAATATGTGATTCGGTTGCAGGTTGGCTATTTACTAATCCAGACATTCCACTAGCTTCTAAATCTTGTGCTAATACACCTAATTGAGTTAAATCATCACCAATAACATTGAAATTTTTAAACTTTAAGTTTTTAATGTCATTCCATTGAGAACTACCAGTTATAATATTTTCTTTTAATCGGCTATCTGACAGAGCACCGTATGAATTGTTAGTATTATCAACATCTCCATTAGAATGAATTACCAATCTTTCACTTCCTTGTCTTTGTACTGCAAAAGCTTTTACAGTGTCAAGGGCAGCTGTACTATTTACAATTGAAATATAATCAAATGCAGTAGTAGTATGTTCTACATCTAATCTGCTTGAAGGGCCTGTTGTTCCTATTCCAACGTCACCGCTAGATTGTATTATCATCTTAGTAGAAATGGTTGTGTCGGTTGGACTAGAAAAACATCCAAGATGCATATCATCTGCATCATCCCAGCCTATACACATATCTCCGCCTGTAGCTTCAACGCCAATTCGTACGAATTCAGTGTCACTTTCTTCTATCGATATTTGAGCATTTGTACCTTTTACTGTTAACTGTTGATTTGGAGCTGTATCTCCTATACCAACTTTACCGTCACTATCAATTCTCATTCGCTCGTCGCAATTATTACTAACGTTAGAGTTAGTCCAAAATGTTAAATCTGTGTCATTTGTTGCAACACTTGTAGTTGTTCTTATAGCTTTTATTGCTGCTCCATAATTATCAACATCACTTGTTAGCGTTCCATTTTTAAACACAATACCACTAAATGAATTATCTATTTGTGACTCTGTGTGTAAAGCCAATTGAAAATCATGATATGTGTTAGTATTTGCTGCTACAGTATCATTGACGTGAGATAAAACTACTAATGGTCGATCACTTGAACCTCCAAATGTAGTATCATGCCCAACAGTTAAATATGTGTTTCCAAATGGTAAATTTGATCCGGAAATAA